TTTGGTTCAAGCGTGACCTAAAAGAATATAGAAAACAGTTAAGCAAAGGAGAACATTTTAAATGAAGAGGAGATACGTGTTTGACATTGAGTCTGATGGACTCATGGATGAAGCAACTAAGATACACTGTATTATCTTGTATGATATAGACAAAGATGAAATAATACACGTTGATAACTGGGACGCTATTAAGTTAATGAGTCGTGCTAAGTTATTAATTGGACACAACATAGTTAAGTTTGATTTACCTATGTTAAAAAAGTTTTATGACTTTGAACCTAAAGGAGAAATCTTTGACACCATTATCGCTACACGTTTATTATTTCCTGACATTAGAGACGCAGACTTTAAGCGTGGTAATAACTTTCCCACTAAGCTTATAGGCAGACACAGTCTTGAGTCATGGGGACACCGCATTGGTGAGTATAAAGCACACATAGAAACAGACTGGAAAACATTAACCCCTGAAATGTTAGAGTACTGTAAGCAAGACGTACATGTTAACGTTGGTTTGTATCGAGCAATAGAAAAGAAAGGTTACTCTAAACAAGCTATGGAACTAGAGCATGACGTAGCTAAGCTTATATTTAAACAAGAACAATATGGATTTATGTTTGATGAAGACAAAGCCAAAGAACTCTATGGTAAACTAGAAGCTAGACGCTTAGAGATAGAAGAGGAACTACAAGAACTATTCCCACCTATAATTAAAGAGACAACATTCATACCTAAAGTTAACAACAAGACTAGAGGATATGTTAAGGGTCAACCATTTATTAAGAAGCATGAAGAAACATTTAATCCATCCAGTAGACAACATGTATCACAAAGACTGATAGATAAGTATGACTGGAAACCTGATGAGTATACAACTGATGGTAAGCCTAAGGTTGATGACTCAGTACTAAACAGTTTAGATTATCCTGAGGCAAAACTCCTCGCTGAACATTTCCTTTTAGATAAAAGAATTGGACAGTTAGCCACAGGTAATCAGGCATGGTTGAAGCTTGTTAAAGCTGGCAGACTTCACGGCACTTGCAACACCAACTCGACAGTGACTGCAAGAGCCAGCCATGCCTACCCTAATTTAGCACAAGTACCCAGTGCTCATGCACCTTACGGTAAAGAGTGTAGAGAATTATTTACTACACCATTCAATCGTAAGCTAGTGGGTATAGATGTATCAGCATTGGAAGTCAGAATGTTAGCACACTACATGGCTAAGTTTGACAACGGTGCATACACTAAGGTGGTACTTGATGGTGACATCCACACAGAAACACAGAAGCTAGCTGGTCTAGATTCAAGAGACTTAGCTAAACGTTTCTATTATTGTTTCTTGTATGGTGGTGGCGTAAACAAGATAGCTGATGTTACTGGTAAGACAGTGAAGGAAGCCAAACAAGTTAAGCAAAGATTCTTAAACAACTTACCAGCCTTGAGTAAACTTATAGAAGCTGTACAAAAAGCAGCAGCTAAAGGTTACATCAAAGGACTAGATGGTAGGAACGTTAAGGTACGCTCAGCACATTCAGCATTGAATACATTACTACAATCAGGTGGTGCATTAGTATGCAAACGTTGGTTGGTTGAGTTTAATAAAAGGACACAAGGATACATGAATGTTAACCAAGTGGTGTGGGTGCATGATGAGATACAAGTAGAGTGTGGCTCAGACTGGGCAGACATCATTGGTGAGAAAGCTGTTGAAGCTATCGAAGCAACAGGCAAGTACTTTGATTTAAGAATACCACTGACTGGTGAATACAAAGTCGGTAACAACTGGAGCGAAACACATTGACAGAGAGACAACCACAAGTACCTACAGGTACTAAGAGAGAGATACTTATTGATGGTGACATTCTTATTTATCAGACCGCTCTTCAAAATGAAGAAGCAGTTAACTGGGGTGATGGACTATGGACATTACATTCATACGAAGACAAGTGCTGTGGTCTAGTAGATGAAGCTATTAAGAAACTTAAACAAGACTTACAAGCAGACAGAGTTAAGATATGTTTAACATCCCCTACTAATTTTAGAAAGGATGTACTACCTACATACAAAGACAATCGTAAAGCTAAACGTAAGCCGCTGATACTTCCAGTGTTGCGTAAGTATATTATGGAACATCACAAAGGAATCATGTGGGACAACGTAGAAGCTGATGATGTCTTAGGTATCTTAGCTACCACACCTGACCCACACTTTGATGTAGATAAAGTTATTGTATCTATTGATAAAGACTTAAAACAAATACCAGTGGGTGTATCTTCTGATGGTGTTAACATCCAAAGGGTCACACCATATGAAGCTGACTACTGGTTCATGACTCAGGCACTTATTGGTGACGCAGTAGACGGATACACTGGGTGTCCTACTGTGGGTATCAAGACAGCTGAGAAGATACTAGGGACAGATATTAATGTACCCCTCTTAGACCTGTGGGACAAAGTTTTACAAGCCTATGATAAGAAGGGATACACAGAAGCTGAAGCATTACAACAAGCTAGGTGTGCTCGTATACTACGGCACGGTGAGTACAACAAAAAAACTGGAGAAGTAAAACTATGGCAACCAAGAAAAAGGTAGAGATAAATGCAATCAACCCCAAGCATTATGCCAAGTACAAGATACAGCCTGTAACGTTTATCATTGAGAATGAGATACCTTACTGTGAGGCTAACGTTATCAAGTATGTATGTCGTTGGCGTACCAAGCACAAGGACATGGAAGGTAAGCTTGAGGACTTAAAGAAAGCAAAAGAGTATATAGATATATTAATTAGAGAGAACACACATGTGAACCCTCTCAACATATTATAGGAGTGGATATGGATTATAGCAGAGATGAATTGTTAACCTCGTTTGGTAAGACTACCTTACATGATAGGTACTTGTTACCTGAAGAGACCTCACCACAAGAGGCATTTATGAGAGCGGCTAAAGCTTTCTCTGATAACGATGAGATGGCTGAGCGTATATATAATTATTCATCTAAGCTATGGTTCATGTACGCTACACCTATTTTAACTAATGGTGGTACAGATAGAGGTATGCCTATTTCATGCTTCCTTAATTATGTACCTGACAGTAGAGAAGGACTGACTGGACACTACACTGAAAACGCATGGCTGGCTTCTGTCGGTGGTGGGGTCGGTGGATACTGGGGACACATTCGTTCAGATGGAACTGGCACAAGTAATGGGTCTCAGTCGTCAGGGTCAATACCTTTTCTACATGTAGTAGACTCAGAGATGTTAGCCTTCTCACAAGGAAAGACTAGAAGGGGCAGCTATGCCGCTTACATGGACGTAAGCCATCCTGAGATTATAGAGTTTTTAGATATGCGTAAGCCTAGTGGCGGTGATGTACACAGGAAGTGTCTGAACCTACATCATGGTATTAACATATCTAATGACTTCATGGAATTGATTGACAACTGTATCAAAGAACCAACGTTTGATGATAGCTGGAATCTAATTGACCCACATACAAATCAGATAGTAAGAACTATATCAGCCCGTGAGTTATGGCAGCGTATATTAGAAAACAGAGTAGCCACAGGTGAGCCATACATTATGTTTGGTGACACAGTTAATGATGGTCTACCACAAGCACAAAAAGATTTAGGTTTAAAAGTAAACCATTCTAATTTATGTACAGAGATAACCTTACCCACCAATGAAGAACGAACAGCTGTATGTTGTTTGTCTTCAGTCAACTTAGAAAAGTATGATGAGTGGAAAGCTGACCCAATGTTCATACCTGATTTAATCCACTTTCTCGATAATGTGCTACAGCACTTTATTGACAATGCACCTGACACTTTATACAAGGCTAAGTTTTCTGCTGTGAATGAACGTAGCTTAGGGTTAGGTGCAATGGGATTCCATTCTTACTTACAATCTAAAGGCATACCATTTGAATCAGCATTGGCTAAGTCTAAGAACCTACAGATGTTTAAACATATTAAGGAACAAGCTGTCAAAGAATCTAAACGATTAGCTATTAAGAAAGGTGAAGCACCTGACATGGAAGGCACTGGTATGCGTAACGCTCACCTACTTGCTATCGCACCTAACGCTTCTAGCTCAATCATATGTGGTACTACATCACCAGCTATCGAACCATACAGGGCTAATGCCTATGTGCAGAAGACAATGTCAGGTTCATTCTTGGTTAAGAATAAACATCTAGAGAAACTATTAGAAAGCAAGGGTATGAATGATGAGAAGACATGGAAGAAGATACTAGCCAACAGAGGTTCAGTATTAGAACTCAAAGGTCTTACTGATTATGAGAAGGATACATTCAAGACAGCCATAGAGATTAACCAACAGTGGGTAATAGAACACGCAGCAGACAGACAAGAGTTTATTTGTCAGGGACAATCTGTTAATGTATTCGTTCCAGCTGATGTTCACATCCGTGAACTACATGACATACACATGTTGGCTTGGAAAAGAAAACTCAAGACACTTTACTACTGTCGCTCAGAAGCAATGAAGAGAGCAGAACTAGTGTCACAAAAGATAGAACGAACAATCATTCCTGATGGGGAATGTATAGCTTGCGAGGGATAATGAATTTATTTAAAGAACGTACACACTATAAACCATTTACATATGACTGGGCGTTTGAGTCCTATGACATGCAACAGAAGATGCACTGGCTACCTTCAGAGGTTTCTCTACATGAAGATGTAAGAGACTGGAATGAAAGGCTAACAGAACCTGAGAAGAATCTTATTAATCAGATACTTAAATTCTTTACACAAGGTGACGTAGATATAGCTAAGGCTTACTTAGATAAATACTTACCTAAGTTTAAAGTACCTGAAGTACGCATGATGTTAACTTCTTTTGCAGCCAGTGAAGCTAACCATGCTCATAGTTATTCATTACTAAATGATACTATCGGATTACCTGAGACAGAGTACAAAGCATTTCAAGAATACAGGGAGATGGCTGACAAACATAAATACTTATTTAAAGATAAAGGTAAAGGAGTAGAAGGGCTGGCTAGAGACATAGCTTGTTTCTCTGCCTTCGGTGAAGGACTACAACTGTTCGCTTCTTTTGTTATGCTACTTAACTTCCAACGCTTTGGTCGCATGAAAGGGATGTGTCAAATAGTTACATGGTCTATCCGTGATGAGTCACACCATGTAGAGAGTATGATTAAACTATTTAAAGAAATGATTAAAGAGAATCCAAACGTATGGAATGATGATTTCAAAGCAACTATCTATCAAACCTGTAGAGACATGGTTGAGCTAGAGGATAAGTTTATTGACCTAGCATTTGAGCAAGGGGGTATTCGTGGGCTAGAACCTAAGGAAGTTAAGCAATACATAAGGTATATTGCTGACCGTAGGCTGTTACAACTATCATTGAAACCTAACTACAAAGTAAAAGATAACCCATTAGAGTGGTTAGACTGGGTACTTAATGGTGTTGAGCACGCTAACTTCTTTGAGAATAGAGCAACTGAATACAATAAAGGAACAATAACTGGTACACTATGGACTTAAAGTACCCGTTTTAGAAGGATAAAATATGTTTATAAAAGATATAGTAGGCAAGGATGAAGAAGAAACCACCTTACCTAAAACAGTACCACAGTTTATTAAGCTGTTAAATAGTTTATATCCTGAGCAATCACCTGATATCTCAGATGAAATGAAGGACATATACTTCAAGGCTGGACAACGTGATGTTGTTCGCTTTATTAACCAACTAAAGGAAAGAGATAAATAATGTGTGGATTTGGTAGAGGCGTAGGATTAGCAGAACGAATGGGAGCTGTTTCTAAAGTGGGAGACAGAGACTCTATGATATCAGCCCCTAAGGAACAGACTAAGACCAAAGATGGTAAGAAAGTTAAAGTCAAAACCAAAGGCACAGGTAAATTATCTAACCCAGCTGTTGGTACAAGTACTTTAAACAAGTCAAACGCTGGCTTACAGATTCCAACTAAATAACAATAAGGAGATAACATGTGCACAGGTAGCCCAAGAGTATCTACTCCCCCACCAGCACCTACTCCAGCTCCGCCTATCGCTTCACCATCAGGAGAAGAAATAGCACCAACACTTAAGGTAGCTGAAGAGAAGTTAACTGACGCAGAAAAGAAAAAGAAAGCTAAACGTAAAGGCACAAAAGCTTTACAAACATCAGGCTTATCTATTCCTACTTCAGGGTCAGGATTAAACATTAGTTAATTATGCAAGAGATGATGAAAGAGACAGCGAAACAACGCTATGAAAAGCTACAAGCAGATAGACAACATTATCTAGACAGAGCCCGTGAGTGCTCAGAACTTACAATACCAACCCTTATTCCTGACGACGGCTTCGAGTCAAGCTCAGAACTATATACCCCATTTCAATCAGTGGGAGCACGCGGTGTTAACAACCTAGCTTCCAAACTTCTATTATTATTATTACCACCCAACTCACCTTTCTTTAGATTATCTTTATCAGGTAAAACTAAAGAGGAACTAGAGCAGAACCCTGAATTACAATCTGAAATTGAGAAGTCTCTAGCCAAAATTGAGCGTGAGATACACAAAAAAATAGAGAACCTAGCACTTAGAGTATCTGTATTTGAAGCACTAAAACATCTTATTGTAAGTGGTAATGTACTAACATATCTACCTAAGAAAGGCAATATGCGTGTGTATGGTATAACACAATTTGTTTGTAGAAGGGATGAAGATGGTAATTTATTAGAAGTAATTATTAAAGAAAGCATTAGTCCAGTCGCACTGGATGAAGAGACACTACAAGTTATAGGTAAATATCCTGATTACAAAGAAGATGAGGACTGTGAGATATACACTCATATATACAGATTACCTGACGGCAAGTACTATGTATGTCAAGAAGTTATGGGACACAAGATACCAAGCTCAATAGGTACGTACCCATCAGACAACATGCCTTACCAAGCTTTACGTATGGTTAGAGTAGATGGTGAAGACTACGGTCGTGGTTATGTAGAGGAATTTCTAGGAGACCTAAGGTCACTAGAGGGACTATCACAATCACTAGTAGAATCATCAGCAGCTGCAAGTAAAGTAGTATTTATGGTTAGACCTAACGCTGTCACTCGTAAAAGAGATTTGGCTAACACTAGAAACGGGGACATAATTACAGGACAAAGAGACGACGTAACATGTCTACAAACTGAGAAGCAATATGATTTAGGTATTGTAGAACGTAGCATAGGACGTTTAGAAGAACGTATGTCTTACGCTTTCTTATTACACACAGCAATACAAAGAGACGCTGAACGTGTTACAGCACAAGAGATTAGATACATGGCTGAACAGTTAGAGACTAGTATGGGTGGTATATACTCATTATTATCTCAAGAGTTTCAGTTACCATTAGTACAAGTATTAATGAAGCGTATGTCTCAATCCAATGAGATACCAAAGCTTCCAAAAGATTCTGTAGCACCTACTATTATCACAGGTATAGAAGCTTTAGGACGTGGTAATGACCTACAGAAACTAAGAGAATTTGTTATGGAGATAGGACAGCTAGCTCAGATTAGTCCTGAAGTAGTACAGGTGTTAAATCCTAATGACCTGATTACTCGTGTTGCTACCAGTTTAGGTATTGATACTGAAGGATTAATTAAGAGTGAAGAGCAACTAGCTCAAGAGCAAGAAGCTGCACAACAGCAAATGGCTCAACAACAAATGATGGATATGGCACAGGATGTAGTACAACCTGTTGCTAATAACATGACTAAACCACAATAAAGGAGAAGAAATAAATGGTAGAACAAGTAGTAGTACAATCAGATGAAACTACATCAGAAGCCCCAGCAGAAGAACAACAAGTAGAATCTTCTAGACCTGAGGGTTTACCTGAGAAGTTTGAATCTGTTGAAGCAATGGCTAAATCATACGCTGAATTAGAATCTAAATTAGGGCAACCTAAAGAAGAACCTAAGGAAGAAGCGAAGGCTGAAGAACAACCTAAGAGTGATTTAGAAATACAAGCTGATGAAGCTGTTGAGTCTGCTGGACTTGACATGGATTCACTCAGTGCAGAGTATGCTGAGAGTGGTCAACTAGCTGATGAGTCTTATGAAAGACTAGAGAAAGCTGGTATCAGTAGAGATATAGTAGACCAGTTTATTGCTGGACAAGAAGCTAGAGCATTACAACAAGGCAGTGAAGTCAAAGGCTTAGTAGGTGGAGAAGAAGCTTACGTAGAAATGACTCAATGGGCTGGACAAAATTTAACTGAAGCTGAACAGACAGCTTATAACAACGCTGTTAACAGTGGTGATATGGAAACTATCAAGCTGGCTGTTACTGGTTTACAAGCTAGATACACAGCAGCTAATGGTACTGACCCTAAATTACTATCAGGTAAAGCAGTACCTACTTCACAAGGTGGCTATGAATCATGGGCTCAAGTACAAGCTGATATGGGCGACCCAAGATATGCTAAAGACCCAGCGTTCCAAGCTGAAGTACAGGAGAAATTAGCAAACAGTAACTTATAGGAGATATACAATGGCATATGGTAAACCAATGAAAAAAGGTAAGACTAAAAAAAGAGGTAAATGTTAATGGCTAAACGTGGACTATACGCAAATATAAATGCACGCAAGAAAGCTGGTACAAGCAGACCTAAGTCTAAATCTACAATCAGTAAGAAAGCTTATTCTAATATGAAAGCTGGTTTTCCTAAAAAGAAAACAGTGAGGAAGAAAAAGTAAATGCCAGCAAAGAAACACCAAAGCCCTAGTGGCGGATTAAATGCCGCTGGTAGACGTTATTACAAACGTAAGACTGGGGCTAACCTCAAAGCACCTGTAACAGGAAAAGTTAAAAGAGGTTCTAAAGCAGCTGGGAGACGTAAAAGCTTCTGTGCAAGAATGAGTGGTGTGAAAGGTGCAATGAAAAAACCAAATGGAAAGCCAACACGTAAGGCTCTAGCTTTACGTAAATGGAAGTGCTAATAGCTGTGCTATCTCGTTAGATGGCAGCTGCCAACAAGTAGTAGTAACTTGACCTTCTGCGGAAGACAATCTTGGGGACGAAACTTAGAGGCGTTCAACAACAACTAAACTATAACCAAAGGAGATTTATTATGGCAAATGCTAGTCCAGTATCTGTCGGTAAAATCAACGCTGGTGGTTCAGAAGACGCTCTATTTCTTAAAGTATTTTCAGGCGAAGTTTTAACTTCATTTGAACGTGCTTCAGTAACTCAAGGAGCTGAAACTGTCCGTACAATCAGTAATGGTAAAAGTGCACAATTCCCTGTAATGGGCAGAATTGACGCTTCTTATCATACAGCTGGTACAGAAATCACTGGTAGTGACGTAAACCACAACGAGAAAATCATAACAATCAATGACTTATTGATATCTTCTGTCTTTCTTTCTAACATAGAAGAAGCAAAGAATCATTATGATGTTAGAGGTTCTTATTCATCCGAAATCGGTAGAGCATTGGCTTTCCAAAAAGATAAGCACATTCTACAAACAATCGGACAAGCAGCACAAGCTTCTGCAAACGTAGCTGATTCAGGCTATGCTTCAGGAACTGTGTTAACAAACACTTCAATCGCTAGTGCTACAGCTTCTACAGCTGCTAACGCTGTGATTGACGAACTTTTCAACGCTGCAAAACAACTTGACGCTAACTATGTGCCAAGAGAAGGACGTAAGTGCTTCATCAGACTTGAAGAGTATTACAAATTAGCAAACGCTACTAACGCTGTGAATGTTGACTTTAGTGGTCAAGGTTCTATTGCTGAAGGTAGAGTATTGAAGATTGCTGGTATTGAATTAGTACCAACACCACACTTTGTGGCTTCAGACTTCTCAGCTTCAACAAACGTTGATGGCGGTTCTGCTACAGCTGGTGGTTCAAACCCACAACAAGTTAACTTAGCTAACTATGTTGCTCTAGTTTGTCACCCTTCAGCAGCTGGTACTGTTAAGCTCATGGACTTAGCAACTGAAATGGAATATGACATAAGACGTCAAGGTACATTGATGGTAGCTAAATATGCTATGGGTCACGGCGTGCTCAGACCTGAAGCAGCTGTAGGTATTAAAGAAGCTTAATCGTTTCTTATACTTAACCTTGAGGGGATGGCTTATGCTGTCCCCTCTTTACTGAGGAAATTATGGCAACACAAATAACACCAACTACCGAGTTACAAGCTATCAACACTATGCTCTCTGCTATTGGAGAAGCACCTGTTAACTCAATTAGCGGCGTAACAAACGTAGATGTATCTGTCGCTATAAATATCTTAGATGAAACTAGCCTTTCTGTACAAAGTGAAGGCTGGAACTTTAACACAGAATACAATGTAACTTACTCAATAGATGATGATAGTAAGATTCCATTACCTTCCAACTGCGTCCAAGCTGACGCTCACGCAACGCACAGATATCAAAACGTAGTTATACGTGATGGTAAACTGTATGACCTAGATAACCACACAGACGTTTTTACAATCGTCCCACCATTAGATGTTGTATTAGTACAACAATTTGAACAACTACCTGAATACGCTAGACGCTATATTACAGTAAAAGCAGCTAGACGTTTTGCAGCTAGATTTATTGGTGATGCTGGTTTATCTGAGTTAATGAGCATAGATGAACAGGAAGCTTATAATAACTTTAAGCAATCTGATTCTAGAAGTGAAGATGTAAACATACTAGAAGGTGATGCAAATACATATTCTATAATTAACAGACCACCTAGAAGGACTTATTAATGGCAGTAGTTTCTCAGTCGATACCTAACTTTCTGAATGGTATAAGCCAACAAACACCTACCCAACGTGGTATTAATCAAGGTGAAGAACAGATTAATTGTCAAAACAATATAATCAAAGGCTTAGGCAAACGCCCACCATCAGAATATATAGCTACACTAGATGCTACAAATGTGTTTCCTAACACTACAAAGATATGGAGCATACAAAGAGATGAGAACAATAAGTACATTGTTGCATTTTACAACGGTGGGGTAAAAGTTTTTGACTTACAAGGTAATGAGAAGACTGTAAGCTACCCTGATGGTACGTCTTATCTTACAACTACCAATCCTAAGGATG